TTTACGATCTGGATTTGCATCCCAAACTTTCTTCGCATCTTCACCTATTTTCCCATCTATAGGGCAAGGCGTACCTGCGTTCATCATTGCCTGAAATACCCTATCGTCTTGACAAAGAGTGGACACAGCAGCAACTTTCATGCCCATGTCATAAAGATTTTTAGCAAGTTTTAATCGTTCGCAATTCATATCACGCACCATAGTACCTCCAGAGATACCAAGGATTTGAGTCTGAACTGCTCCTCCTACTCCGACCGTACAAAGATCGTTATTTAATACGTTAAAGGATGGAGAAATAGCTGTAGCTGGGGGAGACTTAACAGTCGTCTCATTCACGCTATTAGAGTTAGTCGTTACCGTACTAGTACTCTTTGAATCAGTAACAATCACATCAGTTTGAGCAAACGCTAATGTAGACATAACAAAAAGAAACAAAACCGCTATTCTTTTAGTCATTTTTTACCTTACAATTGAGTCTAACTTTACCTTATTAGTTTTTTTATAATCTACAATAAACCTATGATATAAACCTTTTTCTCTTCCATAAGCTTCAATTTCCCAAGGAAGATCCCAATAATCTAATTTATGCTCATCAATAACTTGACCTTGCCATCTACACTTTCTTACCCCTTCTTTCAACTCACCAGAAGCTAACTGCTTCATATGAACACATTCGTGAGCTGTGTAAATTAAAAGCTCTCTTAAAGAAATATTTTTCTTTACAGCTATTTCAAACTCTCTTATCCCTTCATCGTATCCTACGTAATAACAATATCCTTGCATTGTAGGATAATCAAGTGATTTCTTAAGAAGAACCTTTAAATATATGGAATCCAATAGCTTTTCAGACATTATTCTACTGCAATAAGATTCTATTGCAGTAGATAACATTGCTTTAAACTTAGGCGATCGATGACCGGAAACTTCTATTATCATATATCCTCCGGGGCATTATATTTATCGCTAAGAGAAGTTGTCAAATAAGTTCTTATCTAATTTTTTGTTTGACTTCTTCTCAATCGCTGAATCTATAATGTCTTCTTGTGCTGATTGTTCAACGTTATAAAGTCTCATCTTTGATCTATCAACCCCTACCACGAATTTCTTATATACGGTAGGGTCGTTATACCTATTTTTAAGCTGCTTAACCATAAGCTGCCCTAGATCTTCTAGCTCTTCCGATGAAATAAGCGCAAACATTAAATCAGCTGTTGCAGGAAGACCAAATGACTCTGAAGTATCTTCAAGCCCTAAATCAGTATTAGTGTATCCAGATCTGGTTGTTTGAGTAGCCGACACAATAGGAAGGTTAAACTCTACTGCAAGACCCCTGAGTTCTTCAGCAATAGACTTAACGTAAGTATAAGAGTTTACATTTGAGCCATACTTAAGCCTTGACGATATGCAGATGTTTAAGTAATCAACATAAATGATATCCGGTACGAAACTCTTCTTCAAGTTAAGTTCATTAAGCAGATGTCTAAAGTGATTGGCGCCAGCTGAAGCAGTTGGATACTCTTTAATTACCAGTTTACCGGTAGTTTTCTCCTTTACTCTATTAATCTTCTTTTCATAAGCATCCTTAGGGAGAACGGATAGCTCATCTACTTGCACGTTTAAAAGATTTGCATCAATACGTTCGGCAATCTTTTCCTCGGCCATTTCAAGCGTAATATAAAGTACGTTATATCCGGCAGAAAGATTACTAGCTGCACAATGGCACATAAAAAGTGATTTGCCTACACCAGTACCGGCAAGTGCTACGTTTAGCGTTTTATTAGGAAGCCCGCCTTTTGTTATATTATTAAAGTAATCTAAATCAAACGGAATACGTGCTTCTTTACGATGATAGAAGTCGTATCTTTCATTATAGTCATCTAAGAAGTCGTGTCCTACATGACTATCAAATGAGACTGCAAGAGCCTCGGTTAAGAGAGTAGGGATATTACCTTTATCCAGTTTATTATCCTTGCCATCTAGGATAAGAATAGAGCTCATAATAGCATTATAGATTGCCTTATCTTGGCAGAACTTTTCTGTTTGATCTAGTAACCATTGCTTATCAACACTAATGTCACCTAGCCCATCAAGTATTGTTTTAAGCTCTTTATATTCATCATCACCAATACCAGTAAGATTTTCTATTTCAATTTGAAGAGCTGGTAATGTAGGGTTATTGTTATACTTCTTTACGAACTCAATAACAAGATTAAAGAATACTTTATCAGTTCTATTAGTAAAATACTCTTCCTTTAAAAAAGGAAGACATTTGCGCATGTAGTCGTCATCAAAGACGAGCTTTGAAAGGATTTGCTTTTCAATCATTAATTAAACGAAGATGCAAGTTGAATGCCAGTTGTTGCTTTAATGTATGCGTCTACAATTTCACTACGCGTCTTTGATGAAAACATCACGTGAAAATGCTTAAACGTAAACTCTGATGTATCGTCAATAGAAAGGCAAATAGGCATGAACCCCATACCCTTTTGAGTAGCACCTAGCATCACTGGCTTAGATAGAGTAATACCTTTGTCGTCTTCATTTACAAGCCTTCCAATAACTTCTTCACCCGTTAGAAGGCGTACTGTCATCACGTCGTTCATTATTTTCCTTTGTTAAATTACGAATTATAATAGTATCATCTTTGACTTCAAAGTCAAGAACATCTCCTACAGCCCAGCCAAGCTCTTGAATAAGTTCATCAGGAAGTTCAACGATAGCGTCACCATTTTCTTTTATTTCGATAACTTTAGCGCGATATGACTTATTATTCACTTCCAAACCTCTTAGCTCGTTCTAATTGCCCGTTTTCAATTAAAATATTTTTATTAGGGTATTTTTTAACTAGCTGTTCATATAGCGGATTCCATTCAGACCCTTGTATAACGAATTCTTCTGTCCTTTTGTTATAAAGGTACATTAGTCCATTGTTAAACTCAATGTTAATAATAACATCATCGCCAACTTCCTCTTCTTCGTACTCACCCTCTACAATATTTTTAATAAATCTAAAAATTAAATACGATGAAACAAATCCGGATACTAATCCACTTAGAATACCAATCAATAATGAATCCATTACTTTGATTCCTCTAGAAAGGAGAAAAACACTTCTTTCTTTTTATCAGAGTCCCACCCAGCAAAGTATTCATTATCAATATCGCAGAGCTTAAGTGCTTCTTCTTCACTAATTAATTTATGAGAAAAAATAGTCTCATCTAAATGACTCTGTGAAAATTCTTTTGCTTTACCCATAACAACATCGTCTAAAGCCCATTCAATAGGGTCTCCATTCTTCACTTCAACCATATACTTTATTTTAAACATAGATACAGTTTCAACTAGAACCCATGCCATATTCATCTCCCTTCAGTTTATCGATAATTTCAGCTACATCTTCACTAGGATGATAATCGATCATAAACGCATAATCAAGAATATCGTACTTGTACGTAATTAAAAGAGAGTTAAGATACTGTTGACCGGATAAGTCTAGATTATCATAAAATATTTCAAAATTATCACTTCCTAATGATAACGCATACTTAAGGTTTTGAAAATCTTTTCTAGGAAGTGATGTTACAAATTTCATACAGGAGGATCTCCTAAGTCTTTAAACTTATCTATCCTATCTTTGTTTTCGAAATAATTAATTTGATGTGGCTCTAATTTAGTAAATGGCCAGGTAGGCCATTCAGAATAATAAATTTTATTATTCTTCTTGAACTTCTTGAATACCTGCTTGCTCATCTCCGTTATGACTTCCGATTCTTTCATTTGATTGGAATTTTCCATAGCTGAACTCCTGTTTAGCAGCTAATTCAAGACGTTGCATGATTTCTTCTGTAAAGTACTTAGTAGGATTAGTATTAATTTCTTTACCGAATACTTTTGATCCATTAGGCAGTTCATACCTAGTAGATACTTTTTTAATTATATTATATTTTTCGGCTAGGTCAAGCAGACCGTAGTATTTGTCTAATCCTTCATCGTAAGTAAGTAACACTTCAACTGTTTGGTTCTCCTTAGAGAGTCTTGATTTGTACATCTTGACTTTAATGATGTTACCGATAACGTCGGTGCCGTCTTTTTCTTTTCTCTTGGAGAGCATAGCAATAGTGCTCGCTGCGTACTTAAGACCTGTCCCACCACCTAACTCCTTTGCTGGTACGTAAGAACCAATCATGTCATAAACATGATTGGTAACTAGCATGGGTACCTTAACCTTAGCTAATTTTAGCGTAATAACCCTAAATGCAGCCTTAATAAGCTGCGATTTTGTCATATCCCTTGTATCTTTACCTTCAAGGCTGTCTTCCATTTCTTTGCTCGTTGACAGCAATCCTAAGCTATCTAGCACAAACATCATAGGAGGGCGCTTATTTACCGGCTGCTTCTCATAAGCGTCAAGCATTTTTAACGCATGAGTCTTAAACTTTTGAATCGTATCTGGTTCAGAAATAATAACACGGTTAGTGTCAATACCTCTCTCTTCCATCATTGTCTTGGTGACCGCGGCCTCTGTATCGTAATAGACGACTCCTCCTTGTGGATTCTTTTCGAGGAATGCTCGTACGACACCAAGGACGAAATAAGTTTTACCAGTAGCGGACTCTCCTGCAAAAGCAGTAATTTTGTTATCAGGTACGCCGCCGAAGAGGCTACCAGAGAGAACAGCGTTGAGAATAAAGCAGCCAGTATCAATAAACCCGCTAAACTCAGCGCTAC